CAGCAGCGACAGCGCAGCCGCATAGATGGCCTTGACCGTCAGCACGTCATTGGTGGCAAACCGCAGCTTTCCCGATAGTGCCAGCGTCTGAGAAAAGCCTGGGCTCAATCCCGAGCCGCCGCGTTGAAAGCAATGGCTGCGAATCGTGGTCTCCTGGCCGTTGATGCACAAGATGATGCCTGCGGTGTCGGGCACGAAGGAGCGGTCCCATTGAACGGCGGCGTCGATGTGATACAGCCCTTGGTCGCGTATCACGATGTCGGTATTGGCCGTCGAGCTGAAGAAATTGAAGGGGTCTTCCAACTCTTGACCCCAGGTCAGAATCGAGCCATTGGCGGCGAGTTTCTGCGAATTGGTCTGGCGCAGACGAACTATCGGCAGTTTGGCCATCGGCAGAATGGTCCAGCGAAGACCAGTGCCGTCGTAGTCATCCCAAATCCGAAAACACTTGAAGTCCTTCTCGTAGATCAACAACCCCACAAACGGGCTAGCAGGCCGCGTCGAGGAGGTGCAGACCTCGTAGTTGGAGACGTAAGCCGGGTGGTGGTGATCGCCAGGAGCCGCCTGGTTAGCGCCAGGCCCGAGGGTGTGGTGTAGAGCAGTAGGGGCCGTATCGGCGTCGTGGTTCCCGTGGGTGTTGAGCTGGTCGAGCTTGGGCGTGGCGAAGTCACCGTCACCTCCTGAATGGTCGTGGGTCTTCAGCGCGACGTTGCGCTGGACCTCTTCGATGGCATCGCCGACGTCGCGGTGGTGCTGCCAGTGGTTACGGCTCGCGTCCCCCGACTGAGACAGGTACGTCTCCTCCGGCAACGACGGCTCGGTGAAGGTGTCGAAACCGTTGGGGAACTGCGTCGCCATCTGGTGCTCCTGCTACAGTCGACCAGCTCCCCGACGGCACACACTCACACGTCGGGGAGCACCTCTTGAGGTACTAGCCCGAGCCCTCCACCATGTCGACCGGGTTCGAGACCTGATCATTGCGGTCGCGGAACGCGTCGCGGTTCCTCGACATCTCGTACTCCAGCTCCCTGACGCTGTCGTACTTCGGCGGCGCTTCGTTGGGCTCGGTGGTGTGAATCTGGAAGCCACCCGGTGCCCGCACCGTCTGACCGGCCTGCAGCGTCTCGATGCTCTCGGCGGAGCGGTCACGCTTGAACTTCTCGGCAGCGACCGCCGACGGGCTGGGCTGGGCCAGCGCGGAGAGCACGCTGTCGAAGGGCCTCCGGCTGAACTGGCGGGTCTGCCAGGTCAGCTTGTTGTAGTCCTTGTTGACGCCGTAGTCGTTGATCGAGTCGGCCATGGGGTTCCTCCTATTGCACCAGCTGGTGGGACCAGCTGCCGTCGGGTTGCGGTGTCGACACCACGCGGTGCGACTCGGTCTCGTGCATCGGGCACAGCGGCGGGACACCCTGGCGGATCTCGCCCTCGGTCTGGAAGATGTTCTCGCCACCGATGAGGCAGCGTTGCACAATCGGCTGGCCGCGCTCGTCAAGCTTCATGGTGAAGTCGCGGCGGTTGAGCGGCTGCTCGATAACCGGCTCGACGTAGGTCATCTTGCCGTCGTTGCCCATCACCGCGACCTTCTTGGGCATCGCGACCTGCCCGCCCATCAGCAGGGTGATCTCGTCTTCCATCGCCGGATCGTCGGAGACGGTGATCGACTTCTTCATCCACAGCTTCTGGAAGCCGGGCTGGCTCAGGCACTCCTTGGGCATGATCTTGATCGAGTCGTCTCGACCGACCGGCTCCAGCGAGAAGGTGATCTCCTTGGTGTTGCAGGTGATCTTGTTGCGGGTGTTGTTCTTGGCGAACAGGGTGCCCGTAGACTCGCGCAACTGGCGCAGGCTCTTGCGCTCGACCTCGGGCGCGGCGGGGATGGTCATAGTGCTCCTTCGACTGTCAGGGGTGACCTTCACTCGTTCTGGACACTCGACGGGTTCTTGACATGACGAAGCCCACCTCGGTGGAGGTGGGCTTGGCCGGGTACTGGGGAGACTACGCCGTGAACGACGCCAGATTCGTCTTCGGCAGCGGACGCTTGATCGGCAACTCGGCGACGTTGATGACCACCGGGTTGTTGATGGTCAAATCGGACAGCGTGTCCACAAACTCCTGCATGCCGTCGGAGCATTCAGACTGGACAAGGATGCGCTGATCCTTGCCGCTTTCACGGTCGGCCAGCGTCACCAGGTAGGTGCGCTTCATGGTGATCTCCACATCGCTATAGGTACCCTGTTGGGTCCCGATGCTCACATTATGAATGCTTTTTTGATAGCCGGTCAACGAAGACACGCAAAACAACGCATCACCAATCGGGAAACAAGCCCAAAGACAGAAAACCCCGGCACCTTACCAACGGTGTGCCGGGGCGTTCTGGGGCTACGGAATCCAAGGGTAAGGCAAGTCTAGGGGACTTACCAGAACTTGAAGAGGCGAAGAATTCGCTGCCAGAAGGAGGGAGCTACCGGCGGCGCTTCTCCCTCAGAGGGTTGACCTGAGGGTCCTCGGGCGAACCCTCCGCTGGCGGCTCTACCGGGACTACCGGAGTCTCGGGCGGCAGCTCACCGGCAGGGGTCACCGGGGCATCCGGCGGGATGTCGTGCGGAGGCTCGGAATCCGGCGGTACCTCAACAACGGGGGTGTCGGGCGGCAACTCGCCAGCCGGGGTAGGAGGAGCCTCGGGATCGACCGGCGTCGGCGGCTCAGTGGGAGTCTCGCCGCCGCCACCCTCGGGAGGAGTCGGGTCGGGTGTGGTGGGCTCGGCCTTGGCCGCGTCCAGGGCGTCCTGGATCTGCTGGGCGATCTGGTCAGTCAGCGCCTGGGCCTGGGCCGCATCCTCGGCAGCGTCGGTGTCCTTGAGCTGCTGGATGGTCTGGTTGGCCGTCTCCAGCTGCGAGGTCACATCGGTGTTCTGCTGCTTCAGCTCGGCGTTCTGCGCTTCCAGCTGATTTGCGTAGTCGGTCCACCCGGCTAGGGCCTGGTCAACAGAGGTCATGTCAACTCCTAATGCATCGAATAATTGGTAGGACAGTTGGGTTAGCCCGCCGAGCCCAAGAGTGACGGCACGGGCTAGGGCGTCCAGCGGTTCCATGAGCGTCTCCCTCGTCGTCCACCCTTTTACTACAGAACTGCAGCGTTTCACAGCTCGAAGAACAGGGGAACTATCGATGAACTCTAGCCCTAAAACGACGGTAGGTCAGTGCTTATGGTCAGGATGGGGCTCCTGCGCCCGGCGCAGGATCTCCTCGGGCTCGGGATGCTCGCCCAGCACCCGGCGATGCTTGGGGAACGGCACGTCGGGATGGGGCTTGTTGTCCCACCAACGCGGCCAGAGGTGCTTGCCCCTCTTGGCCCACCTCTGGTTGACGGCCTTCTCTCCCATGTGCTCTCCTACGTGTCCGAACCCGGCGGGCACGAACTCTCGCTCGGCACCCTGCGGGTGAACGAACCCGGTCTTGCGCCAGATTCGCTCGTTCTGCGCTGCCTGAGAATCACCATAGGGCTGGTTGGCGGGAATGTAGTTGTGCTCGCCACCGAACTTGTTCTTCAGATAGGTCTCGTACCGTCTCCCCGGCTGATCGACGTAGGTGTTGATGCGGGTAAATTGCCCTTCGGGGGGCATGGTGTGATGGGGGTCGGAGCGCGCCCAGGCTTCCCCGAACGGGGACAGCATGGTGCTATGGCGAATCGGTCCCTCGGTGGGGAATTTCGGCGGGTTAGACCGAACGTGGTGCAGCATGGCGTTGGCGATGCCCTGGCCCTGGAAGTCAGGATGGGTGTTGACAGAGTCGATCTCGCCGTCGGGGTGCCACATCAGGTGCCCGACCGGACGACCATCGGCGGCGTGGCGAGCCATGACCCCATCCCCGCTCTCAGTGGTCACCGGTTCCATGGTCAGCGGTGGCCGAGGGCCGTTGCGCCCGTGGTCTTTGGGCTCGATCAGGTTGGCGTAGTTGGCCCAGCTGGCGTTCTTGCGCTCGGCGTAGGTGGCATTCGCCCTGTCCGCATAGGCGTCATTGCCGCCCACAGCCGACTTCATGGCGTCTTCTTCGGCCTGCGGGTCCCAGTCGGGGATGCCCTCGTCCCAATCGGAGCCGTGACCTTGGCCGTGCTGGTCCCACATCGCGTCTTCTTCGGCCCGACGTTGCTCGTAGTCGTCGTCGTAGTCGCTCCAGGCCGCTGTGAGCCACGGTGCCAGCATCTGCGCCTGTTCGCGGGCCGTGACGACGCGGCGCATGATTACACCTCGCCGCGACGTTCGCGCTCGCGCTTCTCCCGACGCAGAGCCATCTCGATCTCCACCGCTTCGCGGTGCGGGATGAGACCGTGCGCGACGGCAATGTCGATATCGTCCATGTCGGAGTCGATGTGGTCCCACGACTCATCCACCCAGCCGCCGTGCTCGCCCATGCCAGCCGTCCTCTTGCCGCGTCCCTGGTAGTTCTTCGGAACGTACAGACCCGAACGGTCATTGACGAATTGCGTTGACCCCTCGGTGTGCAGCGGCGGTGCGTCGGGCTCGTCGGGGTACTCATAGCCCGCCAGACCGTTCCAGATGCCCGCCTGGGCGACGTGGGCCTGCGGCAGGCCGCGCTGCTGAGCGACGTGACGCACGGCGTCAGCCATCCGGTCATACCCACCGGCCCAGCCGACGGCCTTGATACCCAGATCACGGGCGTTGAACGGGCGCTCACCGACGACGACGTGGGAGCCGTCGTCCTGCTTCTTCTTGATCGGCACCATCTTGTGCGCCAGATCGCCGGGAATGGTCTGCGGCTGACCGTGGCCCCACAGGACGCCGCGCGGCATCCAGGAGTCGATGGTGACCGGGTTGGGGTCATCGGGGTTGGAGATGTTGCCGTAGAAGTTGCGGATCTTCTTGGCCGAGTCGGGGTCGTTGCTGCTGGACAGTGCGGCCAGGATGTTGGCGTGGTCGCTGGGGTCGGTTGCCATCACCCGGTGCGCGCGGGCGATGTTCTGCCGTGACGCGGGACCGGGCGGGTTCTTGATCTGCGACTGGTCGCCGTGAACGTGCTGCAGGAAGTTGTGCGCGTCCTGCAGGTTGCCGTCCCAGCGCCGCAGCGGAGAGAGCGCGGCGAACACGCCCATGGCGTGATTGGGATGATGGCCGAAGTCACGGGCGAACCCATGCGCCATCTGGTGAGCCTGCGGATACCAGTCGGCGGCTTGGGCTTTCATGTGATCCGGCAGAGCGTCCCAGTGGCTCAGGGCGTTGCGATTGAGCACATCCTGGGTGAAGCCGTACTTGTCCAGTGACGTTTGCCGTGGCGCAGCGATGCGCAGCCAGGGAGCCAGCATCTCGAATTGCTCACGGGCAGTGACGATTCGCATGAGAGCCCCTCAGCTATGCGGGCTCAAGGAATGCAGGCACCGTAGTCACTTCGATGATGTCAACCGGCGCACCGTCGGTGTCCGTCGTCCAGTACCGGCTACCGGCACCCCTGGGCCGGTATTCGTAGGTGTACTGGGTGTGCTGTCCCGCCAACGGCGGAACGTATCGTGCATCCATTGCAGACCTCCTCTGCCTAAACAAGCCCCCTCCCAGGGTCGGACCCGAAGGAGGGGGCCGGTCTAGACGACAGCGTGTAGTCGATTACGAACCGCTGCCAACTGCCTTGCGCAGGATCACGATGCCGCGCGGGTTGAGGATCGCCATGCCCACGAGTTCGTCCATGACCCAGCCCTTGTGGAACTGCTCGATCATGTTGTTCTCCTCGACATCCAGCGAGTACATCACCGGGAACACGCCAAGGAACTGCGGCTCGGGAGTGAGATACGTTGTGCCACGCGGGATGATGATGGACTTGCCGATCTGGAACTCGCCGAACTGGACGATGCGCTCGCCCGCCACGACGGAGTCCTTAAAAGCCCAACCAGTGGTGTTGATGTCCCACCTGTAGAAGTCACGGTATTCCTGCGGGTTGCACAGGAGCCGAGACGAATCCAGCAGACGCTGGTCGGTGATCGTCACCGCATCGTAGAGATCGGCGGGCATGAGATAGTCACCGGCAACGGTGATCTCATTGGGCAGCTCGCCGCCCACGTCGGCACCGACACCAGAACCCCACCCTGGCGGGCGAGACTCGGGATCGATGTTGCGGAACTGCACCGCTGCGGCCTCGATCAGCGTGACGAGGCGTGAATCCTCTTGGCGCATAATCGCTTGCTTCGTGAAATCCTGGGTGTATTCCACGATGTTGGACCGCAGGTAATACAGATCTTCCTTCTTGATCTGCGGGAACGAGGCGATGCGGAACAGCTGAATCTCGACGCGCTTGCCCTCGAACGGCGTGATCTTGACCTCGCCCTCGTTGCCGTGCAGCAGGTATGCCTGCCCCACGTCATCGAGCACGTCGTACATGATCGGCACGCCAGGGGTCAACGTGTCTTCGAGCAGCACGTTGCGCAGAATTCCCTGATAGCGCAGCTGCAGCTGGATGGGCCCGATCATGGACTGACCGAGTCGCTGGATGCCGCCGACGCGATCCTGAAGGATGTGCGCCAGCTTTGCCTGCTTCTCGTAGGTGGAGAGCTTGCGGTCCCCAGCCCGGTGACGGGCAGAGACGATATCGGAAACGTAGTCGTCGCTGGCCTTGGAGAACCGGCCCAAACCCGAACCGGCAGCAACCATTACAGTCATGGCTAGCTCCCCGGCAATAGAACGCGGACGACGATCTTGTTCTCCGAGATCACGTCGATCAGCTCAACGCCGTCCTTGGCTGCGCCACCAAGGGTGAGCAGGCCGTCGGCGTTGGAATGGAGATAGACCACACCGGGGTTATCCGGTCCTGGTGCTTCCCACGCTGCATCGACATCGAATGCCGGAGCAAGAATTTCGAATACCGCGTCGGGCCCGCCGGTCCACACAGTGAACAGGTTGGTTCCCGAGGCGGTCATTTCGTTGACACCCAGACTGGGTGCCACGAACAGGGCAGACAGACCGTGGATCGGCCCACTGCCATCGTGGATAGTAAAGACCTCCCCATATACCCGCTTCAGGCAGGTACCGGGATAGATCTCCCCGTCGGTGGCGGGGTCGTAATCAGGATCTAGAAAGCCGCCCCACGGCGTGGCCTGATGATTGGCATACAGGGGCCGCAGAGTGCGCTTCAGATTCGGATTCGAGAGCGGAACTCTCAACATCTGAAGTCCCTCCTAAGGACTGTCAGGACAGCTAGCCGAACAGCAGGCTGTCGTTAACGGGGTCATTCGCCGCCGTCCTCTGTCGCGAGGCCACGCGCGGGACGGACCCCGACGCGAAACCTGGAGGAATCGGCTGCTTTGCGGCCCCGCGAGTGATTCCGCTGGCGACCTTCTGTTCCGCGCGGACTTCGGCCAACCGGGTGGCGAAGCGCTCGGTCAGGGCGACGCGATCCAAGATCGCGGCCCTGTTCATGTTCTGGTACTCGGCAGCCAGCTGATACTTCCGCTCTCGGCTGTTGGGTTCCAGCTCGGAGGCGATCATTGCCTCCGCCAGGCGCATGGCCAACAGGCCACCCGCCGTCTTCTCCTGTGAAGTTGTCTTGCGCGAGGACTTCTTTCCCTCGCCGGGGTACCAGAACTGGCTGTCCGTACTGGTGTCTGGCTTGGCCAGGCCCTTGCCTGAGTTGTGGTCGAAATCGCCGGTATCGAACTGGGACGCCTGAGCTTTGGCGTCGGTGGTATCGGCCACAGGTGCCTCCACATCGATCCGTTCGTCAGGTGCGGCGACTTCGAGCTTCTGGTCGGAACGCTTCCGCATCGCCGCCTCCTTCTCGTTCTTTCGTGCTTCTCGCAGCACAATTCCCAGGGCCGGGAACATCTCCTGCGGATTGATCCGCGCACGCTTGGCGAACTCGGCGGCACCTCGCTTGATGGTGGCCTCGTCGTGATCTCGGCTCGACTTGCCGGTAGCGCTGGTCAACCACTGATCGAACGCCTGGAAGATCTTCAGGCTGGAGTCGTTCTTCGCAGCGGTATTGGTGGTCGGCGTCGGCGTCTCTTCCAGCGGCTGGAAGTCGTCACCGGTCAACGCTTCGGCATCTGGGGAGGGCACGGTGGGGTTGACGACCTGAGAGGCGTCCCCGTCCACTCCGGCACGACGGCGTGAACCAGCAGCCATCAGACCTGCCGCCGCCGAACTCTGATCGCCGCCCGTGGGAGTGGCCACCACGGAGAAATCCGGCTCGGGTTGACCAGCAAGGAGATCGTTGGTGAGACCGAACTCGCCAGCCTGATGCCGTTTCCCGGCCTGGAATGCGGCCAGCATCTGGGCATCGCGCATCAGCTGTTCCCTTCCATGCTGCACGCGAGCAACCAGGTT